CCGAAAATGTTATATATTTTTCGGCGGTCGTATCTACTGCAGCAATAGAAAAACCCGCCGAAATTTCAGAAACATTATCAATCAACAATTGGGCAAAATCCGACAAAGTACCATAATAGGTAAATTCATCATCGCCCAGGTGCATGAATAATTTGTTATAGAGCGTGTAAATATCGGGCTCAAACACAAAATCATAGCTTATTTCCGTATCTGTTGCATTCCCTTGCGCCGGTTGGTTTATTGTATATATTTTACCCTTAAAATAAACGTAATCGCCGATCTGTGTAATAATCGGGCTATTTACAACAACCTGGCAAACAATATTCTGATCACCCATTAAAGTTTTAGAAAATGCCGTGCTTTCGTCAATCTCTAGTTGATAAATTACGCCGGCACCCCTGTAAATTTCTAAAAACATATATTTTTTTATTTAGCCAATAAGGACTCTAATTTTTCCAATCTCAATTCAATTTCCGAAAACTTTTTGGCTAACTCCTGGATAGCTCCAACAATAGGCGCGGCCAAACCGTTGTAATTGATACCCAAAATATCCTTTTCGTTTTTTCCGGAAATTTTCATTTCTTTTGAAATTACGTTAACAACCTCCGGAAATAATTTTTGTACCTCATCGGAAATAAAACCCAAAGCGGTATCATTATCAGATTTTTGATTATAAGAAACGGGGCGCAAATCCAAAACCTTTTCTAAATTTTCCTTTAGCGTTTTGATGTTCTTCTTTAATCGCTTATCAGATCCGGGCGTAATTGTTCCGCTTGCAACAATATTGCCGGAAACATCTAGTTTTTGGCCTGGTGTACTGTTTCCAATTCCAACATTTCCGTTAGAACTTTTAATTTTTAATACTGATATAGACGGGGTCGATCCGTTGGATGCCGAATGCCTTATGTCAAAATCCCCGAAGTTATCAACATTAGATAGCAATTGCCAATTTCTATTCGCTGCATCGCTTGCGTATGTGGAATATAAATTAAACGTAGGATTTCCGTTTGCTGTTGAACAAATTGTCCCCGCAACATCTAATTTAAAAGCCGGCGAAGATGTGCCAATTCCAACATTACCGGCTGTTTTGCACATTACTATATCTCTCCAACCGTCCACGTCCCCGGCTTCTATAACGCCAAACGCACCAACACCAGAGCCAACATAATACATATTTAGAGCGCCGGATTTTGTCCCGTTTTCTCCTACAAAAAAACCTTTACCCCCTGTTATCCGCATATCTCTAGAAGTAGCCGCCCCCCTAGCCATTACCGAATCTAATGTTTCGCCTCCTGGGTTAAATGTAACATAGCCATTTGTTCCGTCGGCCTTTGCGGCCATTACTTTGGTTGCTGTTGCGGTTATATCGGCAAAATCTGCCGGAAATAATTTTACTGCCATAATATTTAATTTACTATAATTTTATTATTATTTGAATCTGTTATAAAGTTACCCAAATTATCGGCTAGATAATAAACAACCGGTTGGGCCAATCCCGCTTGCATCAATTCGATTTCCACAAACCCAACAAAAGTTCCGTTAAAATTTGATATTTCCGTAACCTTGAATCCCTCGCATGCAAAAACACGGCGGTAAAAATCATCTTTTACAATTAGGTTTCTTTCGCCTGGGCTGCTGAATAAAGCGTAAAGGGATTGAATTTTTGTTTTGAACGCCGTAAAACTCGGCTGCTCAATAAATAACTTTAGGTTTAAAACGGATGCGCTGCGTTTTGTCGTTATATAACGTTCGGTTTGGTACTGCGTAAGGTTAAACCCTTTCGGCGCCGGCCTGTTGCGCCTGTCGCCTCCAAACTCCGCCAAATAACCGCCCAAATCTGCCCAGGAAATCCCATCTATTCCGATTTCCCCGGATCCAATAGGTAATATTCCGGTTAAATTCGGAGTTGGCTCCCTAAAATTTAAGGTTATGCCCAAACCCGTTTCATCGAAATAATCGCCCGTAACCGCTCCGTTTACAAAAACGCTTTGCGTTCCCCACGGGCTAACCAAATTAACCGCCCCGGTAAACGAATCGATAAAGTTATTTAGGCTTTCCGCCCTTAACATGCAATCGTATTTATCAGCCCCCAAAATGCAGCCCACTAGCGAAATATTGCGCCCACCTAATCGGATCTCCGAAGCGGCCGTATATGGTTGCACACCGTGGATTTTACCCCAATCGTGCCAACATTTGCCCAACCTGGCCGGCATATCCAAAAAACCGGCCAAAGCAATTGAACTGCCCGGCTGCTTTCCTGGATAAAAACCGTAATCGGTCGTTAAATTTATTGCGTTTAAAACGTATGCCATAATTTTAAATAGTTGCCACGCCCGAGCCTCTCGGAGTTATGCCCGGTTTTGTGTTGGTTATTATACTTTCTAATTTTGTGGTCATTATTCCCATGGCCGCCAATTGGTCCGCGGTATGCACCGCAATTGCCGCCGTATTGTCGCGGATCTCTAATTGATAACCTACCGATTGAGCCATAAGATCCAATTGTTTTGTCAAATTTATGGCGTTTTGGTCGTTACTTAAAGCATTTCTTTTAATAATATCATAAATGCCCCTCATAAGCCCCTCAATTGCGTAACCGGTGTCCTCGGTCAATGATTTAATACTTGCGGTGATTCCGTTCTGATTCTGCGTGTTTCCGTTCGGATCCGTTAAAGATACGCCCGTTATTTTTTCGAGCTGTTTATATTTATCATCAATTCCCTTTCTGATAGCTAAATAATCCGCTTGCGCCGCTTTTATCTCATCTTCGGTCAATTCGCCGTCCGATAGCGCCAACGCCGCCAAACGCTCGTAAAACGCTTTCATTTCAACCGCCACAACATCGGACTCGAAAGTGCTTAATAAAGCCTCCTGGATTATTTTTGTGTAATCGTCCATTACATCCTTTAATCCTGTTTTTCCGCTCCTTAGACTTGATATAATATTGCTCGTCAAACTTTCCGCCGTTGTTCCGGTTGCCAATTCTTTGGCCGCATCAGCTGCAAGTTTTAATTGTTCCTCAACATCGGCACCCTCCTCTTTTAATTTTCTCAACTGCTCAAACAAAGCCTTTGCGCCGTCGGTCAATTTGTTTTGAGAATAAAGCTGCTCCAATTGGTCAAAGTTCATGCCCTGCAATCCCGCATAACTGTAGGTTGTTTTTGCTTTTCTCAACCATGTACCATGCTTATAAGTTGATCCCGTTATTTGGCCCTCGTTCTGCGCCTGTAGTTGCGCCAACGTGTCGGCATAATCTTTGTCAATCTGCGATTTCTGTTTTTTAAGTGCTTTGCTTTGGTTATCAATACCGCTTAATCCTATTGCGTTAAGCTGTACCAACTTTCGTTCCCGATCTCTTAAAAGCGCCTGGTATTCCCTTTCGCCGGCGGCGGCATCGTCATAGAATTTTTGCACTTCCTCCCGCGCCTTTTTATTCATTGCCCTTACCTTGCTGCCAATGGAAAAAAGGCCGACAACCGCGCCGATTGTTTTAGTTATACCCCCAACAATGTCGCCGCTTGCAAAAGATGTAAAAGCTCCGGCCGCATCAGATCCAACCTTTGCCAAACTTCCCAAAGTATCCAAAGTATATGCTAATTCCGGGTTTGTTTCTTCCAAAGCTCCCGCCAAAGATCTAACAGAATCCCCAATTTCGCCCATTGCCGCGCCAACCTTTGCCACTCCCTTTGCAAACCCTTTGGATCCGGTGCCCGCCGAAATTTCGCCGTTAATTTCCTGCAGCGTTTTTTTATAGTCCTTTAACTGCTCATTTGAAAGTTTTTGAGTTGCTATTATATTTTCAATAGCCGCTTTTCTTTTTTGAAGTTCCGCAATATACGCCCCATTTGTTCCGCTTGCCGTTACCTGCTTTGCATATTCCAATTGCTTTTTTAGTTCCTCGGTAACTTCCGGGCTTAGATCTTTTGCCGTTTTTAATATGTTCTCAATAACTTCTATTTGAGCGCGGGCCTGGGTTTTGGTAAGCTCGATAATTTCGCGGTTAAGATCCTGGTATATCTTTGTTTTTTTATACGCCTCATCGGTTGCCGCGTTTATTTCTTTATCCCTTGCCGCCAACATTTCCGCCGCCCTCTCGTTCGTGTTCTTACGCCCCAAAGCAACGGCCATATTTGCGTATTTGATACGGATCTTTGAAATTTCATCCTCTAAAGTTGTTGTTGCGTTTATAGCGTCGGCAAAATCCTTATCCTGTTGGGCCTTAGTTTTTGTACTGAATGCGTTTTGCGTTTCTATCAGTTTTTTATACCTGTCGGATTCGCCGCCGGTTAATCCGCCCGCCCTCAACTTGTTTGCCAAAGGATCTATTTGAGCCGACAAATAAGCCTGGAAACTATCAAACTCCCCTTTTTCGAATGCAAATCTTTCCTCTGCGGCCGATTCGCTAACCTGTTTTTTGTAATCCTCGAAACGCTCGAAAATATCTTGTTGCTTTTGAACTGATTTTAAAAGGTTTTCGGTTTCTATATCATACCTAACCGTGCCAATATTTTTTTTCTCAACTGCATCAATACGGTTAAAAACGCCGGGGCCTAATTTTGCCTTATTTGCCAACCTCCTCAATTCCTTTGCCTCTATTTCCGCCTGTTTTATTTTTTCCTCGCTATCGCTCAAAGATTTTTTTGTTGCCTTATCCTCTGCTTTTGAAAGTGCGCTTAACGCGGTTTCCCTTGCGCTTTGAGCCTGGTTTTGTGCCGTGGTAGTTTTTCCCAGGGCGTTGCGCAATTCCTCGTTAAGTTTGTCGATCTGTTGGGTATAATTACGGTATTCCTTAGAACTTAGCGCCGTTTTATCCCTCAACTCCTCCAACTCCTTAATTTTGGCCTTAACAAACGATTCTGTCCTCAACTGTTTTACGCCTGGCCCTGTTTTCGGCACTTCCAAACCTTTAAGCTGATATTCACGGATCAACCCGCCATATTTTGAGTCTATCGTTTTATTTGCGTTTTCCAACGCTGTTATTTTTTCGTCAACCAATAATTTGGTTGCATCTTTTCCAATCGTGCCGCTAAAAATATTGCTAACTACGTTCTTTGCTGCAGATCCGAAAAGTTCCGCATTTCCGATAGATCCCGCGCCTTTGCTCCTTAGCTCAATGATCTTTCTTAAATTGTCCTGTTTTTCGGCATAGGCCAACTCGCCCAGGGCTTTTTTATTCAAATCATCTAAATAAAGCTGAATCAATCTCGATCCCTCGGCCGTGGAAATATTGGCCTGGGTAAGTCCTCCCAAAAATTCCGGGTTTAGATCGTTTAGTTTTTTAATTGCTTTCGCCTGTTGGTCCAAACTTGCGTTTTTATCTTTGGCGATGCTTATATATTCGTTTATTTTCTGCTTTTGTGTTTCAACTTGAATAGTTGCATTTGCCTGGATATCGTTAAACCTTTGCTGTGCCTCGGATGCCGTGTTGTTTGCTTGGGTTAAAGAATAAAGAATTACGCCCAAAGCAATTATTGCCGCTGAATAGGCAATAACCGGGTTGGCCAACATAACCGCATTTAAAGCCGCTTGCGCCTTTGCGGCTAAACCGGATCCGATAGCCTGTAAAGTTTGCGCCGCCGTCAATTTTCTAACAACCTCAACCATTCTACTACCATTGTGAATCATTACGGTTGTAAAGCTGTTTTTTTCGAAAAACGCGGTTAGTATAAGTGCCGCTCTATATGTTCCATAAGCGGCAACCAAAAGGGTTAGGGTATCTAAAACATTTTTATAGTTGGCAACCAAAAAGCCCAAACCATCTATTGAACTGTTAATGATTCCGCTATTCGCTTCGCCGAAACTGTTTAACATTACGTCGATATTATCTTTTAGGTTGGAAAGTTTACCGCCCGTTGTCAAAGATTGTTTTTGCATAAGGTCAAAGAATGCACCCCCGGCGCCCGTCATGTTTTGGAATGCCTTTTGTACTTCCGGAAAACCAACTTTTCCCTCCTCAACCAAACCCATTACATTTTTTTCGGCAACGCCCAAAACAGTCGCCAACTCTTTAATGATAGGAATACCACGGCCCGTAAATTGGCGTATATCCATCGCATACGCTCGGCCCTGTGTTTTTAGCGTTCCGTAAAGATATGCAACCTCGCCAATTGGTTGAGATACACCGGCGGCAATGTTTCCCAAAGTGGTCAATTCATCTTTTATATCACCGGCGGCAACTCCGTACGCCAAAAGCTGTTTTGTGCTCTTTGCTACATCGGTTAATTGAAACGGCGTTGTTGCTGCAAATTCTACAACCTCCGCCATTAATTTATCCGCTTTTTCCTTGCTTTTTAGGATGGTAGTAAAAGAAACGTCCAAATTTTCAAACTCGGATCTAACTTTTATCAGCTCGGAAACAAAAGTTTGTCCGGCCTGTAATGTCAAATAGCTTTTAATAACATTTCCCAGGTTGAAAAAATCCTTTTCAATCTCATTTGTTGATTGTGAGGCCGTAGTCGCTAAATTACGGAACGACTGCCCGGCGGCATTGTTCCCGTTTGCAGCAACCCGCCCCAAACCTGCCAACCTGGTTTTTGCGTCGTTCATTCCCTGGGAAAACCTGCCATTTGAAATATTATTCCCCAAAGCATCAAAGGACTGCGAAACTGTAGCTGTTGCCTTTGTGCCCGCCTGTTGGAACGATAGCAATTTATTTTCGGCGCTTGCCAATCCCTGGTTTAGCTTTCCGCCCCCGATACCGTCGGCCATTTTCGAAAATGATTTTTCAATCTTTTCATTGGCCTTTAATGTTTTGTTAACAAACTGATCTATTCGGCTTTCCATTGCCAAAATCTTTGCTAAATATTTTCTGTTATCAATATCCGCATCAAAATGTAACGCGCCGCCGGTGCTTTCTACTGCCATTTTATTTATTGTTTATTGTATTTGCTCAATACGGCGGTTAATTGGTCCGCCTTTG